CTGCTAGATTTGTATCAACCCAAACGTCACCATTAGAAGGTCCTGTTGGTGCAACTGTCGCATATGTTGGTGTCACAGGGTCATATGAACCAGCGTTTACGACATAAACATCTAGACTATTAAGTGTATCATCGAACCATACTTGACCAGTTGCTGCCGTAGCAGTAGGTTCATCATTTTGAGCATACTTTGCGTATGCATCTAGAACTTCTGGTGCACCTGCATCATCTACTCTTTGTAATACAATACCATATGTATCTAGGTCTAGAAGAACACTTCCTTCTACTGCTGTTGAACTTGTTAGTGCTGTGACACTTGAACCATCTTGTGGAATGAAATCACCGATTGCAGTTGATAAACCACCTGTTACCGCACTTGTCACACCTTGGACATCCAGTGACACCCATGCTGATGTGTATTCACTCACAACAAGATCTAGACCATTTGCAGGACTTGTTGTTTTAATCCAAACATCACCATCTGAAGGACCTGCTGGAGTACTGTAGTGTGGAGCGAATGTTGCTGATGTGCTATTCAATGCTGTCCAAGAACCAGTGTCTTCTTTAAAGTATTGAATTGATACATCTGCATCCTGGTCAAGATGGATAACAACAAGATATCCACCTGTCACAACAGTTGCAGTTGGTGTGAATGTTCCAGTTGTTTCTCCTGCGGTGGCATCTGCATTTACTTCGATGGAAGGGATTTTGTTGTTCCATAGACCTGTTGCTGAATCGTATTCATGAATACCAAAAGTACTAGCATTCGTATCAATCCACATCGTATTTGCGGTTGACCAATCTGCAGTTGGTTCTACGGTTGTTGAATCTAGTTGTGCTAGGTCCACATCTGCACGAACAATAAATGCTGTTGAACCTTGACCTAGATAACTATATGCTGCCAATAGTCCGTATTCGCTTGTTTCACTTCCCTGAACAACTACACCAGTTGATGAAGTAGTAAAAGTAGGGTCGCCAAAATATTGTGTCAACTCACGCTGACTTGTAACTCTAACAGGTTGACCTGCGTTCGCAGGTTTGGTCCATTTAGCAATGCCATCTGCTTCGCTTCCTGTTGGGTCTGTTTTATTATCACGGGTAGCAACTACTAGTAGTGGGATTGTACCTGTGCCTGGCGCACCATAAGCACTCTCGTCAACTACTGTAACCTCTACACCTGGGGATACTAATTGTGCCATATCTTTCTCCTCTGAAATTAATATTCGCTAAGAGTATTTATCAGAAGCACTATATATGACAGGTTTTTGCGACTTAACTACGTAGTTAATTATTTATCTGAAACACTATAAGGATCAATGTGTCCTACGAGTTGAGCAACATTAAATTCCAATTCTTCCAGAGTTCCATTATTATCAATGGTAAAATCCGCCATCCATTGCTCAAGACTCATACTATGTTTGCTCTCTGGCGGAAGATGGTCGCTTCTGTCAACCCAGATAGCATAATCGAAAACGCCAGTATTCTTCATGGCATGAAACTCACGTTTATTTCTTAATCCACAATAAATGTCGTGTTCTTTAAAAATCTCTCTGCCCAACTTTCCAGCATCAGGAACGTTATAATCACAAATAGCATCATACCATTCTTGCCGATGATTATGCCTATCGGCATAACATTCTTCTTCGTTGGCATAACCATACTTGTCTTTTAGATTATTGTAAATAAAAAGTTTTGAGCAGAATTGACTACTGGACTCAAAACTATACCCATACTTGTCTCCGAGAATTTCGCAGACAGTATCTTTGCCATGTCTGCCGTGGCCTATAACTAACAATTTTAATTTCATGATTATATTATAATCGATTCAGGCAAAATTGTCAACCTATAATTATACCAAAACCAACTTGTCCATCAACAAATGTTTTTAGTTCATCTTCTAGTTTCTCAATCTGTGCCATAGCATCTGCTCTCAGAGCATCGGCATTTAGAGTAGTTCCACCCTGTGGTCCCGCAATAGTATTGAACTTACCACGTGCTTCTGACAGTGTTAGTTTTGCATATGCCAATGCCATTTCTTTAATCCAAGGACTACTATATGGGTCCGTTAACAATTCTTCGTCAGTTCTTTGTTTGTAAACATAAAGATATACTTCGTCATCTGCTTTAATACGACGATGTAAAAATATTTTCTTAGTAACAGTGTTCCATGTAAACATCAATTCTTGCCCAAACAATCTAGCAAGAGACTCACGATTTTGTGCCAAAAAATCATATGTTGCCATACCACCTGCTCTGCCACTGTTTAGAAGATATGTGTTCAGATATGCTGTTTCGAATGGTTCAATATCGCCCATACCACCACTGTTTAGTGTTCCGGCACTACGACGATAAACATCACGAACTTCGATAATCTCATCTGGTAGGTCATATTCACTTTGACCTTCGATTAATTGAAGCACAACAAATGCTTCCTCAACAGCATTCTCACTACGCTGTCTGTATTTTTCAAATGATTTACGAATAGAAAGATCATAGTGTTCGGGGTCGAGTTCCACATCAACCATCTGACCACCCAATCTTAGTTCTATTTCTTTAATAAGTTCGTCACGTTTTGCCATATTAGTATTTATGATTTAATACCAGCCAAACGTTGTAACCAACCGAGGTCATCACGTTCACTTTCGAATACAAATGTATTTGATTTTTTGTTATTTCTCAGACGTGTATAAATCTCACCTGCTTTTCCTGGTGACAATGTTCCAACTTCGTCATAAACATCACCACTACTAGTGTATATTTTTGCGCCATCTTTGTCTTTAACTAGAACGCCATCTTGATTATACTTTGAACCCAATTCAATCATTTGAGCACGAAATTTTTCATCTGTTCCTTCTGGAGCAATAACAAAAATACTATCTTCTGACACATGAACTTCTTCTGGAGTTCCTTGATTTTCAATCCAATATCCATCAACAAAGAAAAACCCATAACCCATTTTACGAATAGTTGCTGCTAGTTCTTTATTACGTCTTACGTTTTCGTCACGGTCATATTCACCACGGAATGCGGTTAATAGTGCGATTGGTCTATCACTTTCTGCGTGTTGCCATACCCTTGACAGGGATGCTTCATTAATCTGTGTCATCTTCTACTCCTTTAAAATAATCTGCTGTATATTTCATCAATTGCTTAATTTGTTTTGCGTCTTTTGGAAAACTCTGTCTAAAACGCTGGTAAACTGGAAGTTGATTAATATATTTATCTGGGTTACGCAATGCTTGTTCTGGGTCGTCTGTATTACTGTGCATTTCTGTTGCTAGGTCACTGGCATATGCCATTAGTTCGTGTGGGTCACGCAAATACATACGCATTAGATCACGGTCGGTTCCGCCCTGCTCTTTCTTTTTTACACCCTTCATGTAACCACTTTGATATCCATCAAGAACATCGCCACCCATTCGGTCATACTGTCCCCAATGGATGGTTTCATGTGCTAACATTTTCATTAGAAAATCTTTGAATGTTTTCGGTTCATATACACCCTCAAGGTTTTTAGACCACAAGAATACTCTTACACTTTTTCCTTCGTCTGGTGTCCAATCTGCTGCCGCACTGACCCATTCATCTGGGTCCTTTCGAGGTGAATCATCAGCGATAAACTCAATAGGAAGTTCATCATAGTTATTACTGTTTAAGATTTCTTCTAGTTCATCGATATCATCAACATCGCCATTACCATCAAGAAACTCTTGATACTCTTCCAAACTATCATCAACTATTTGCTCAATTTGAGCAAGGAAATCTTGGTCTGGTTTTACACGTGCTTCTATGATGTCTACAATTTTCATAAATGTATTTATTTAAATACCTTTAAAATAATCGTATCCTCATTCATCCTTCCATTGAGTTTAGTCTCAGTTGTTTTTAAGTAACCAAATTGCGTTTTTAATTTGTGCTTTGTAACCTTTTTCCAATTGGGCAATATTTCTTCTGGTTTGCGAACAGTTTTTTGAACACTTTTAACTGTATCAAAGTAAAGTAGTGTTGTTCCTTTTACACTGATAGTTTGGTGGTCTTCTGCGTAATATATACCTATCTTTCGATTCTTTGTGTTGAATATAACAATAGCAGTTGCACCAACGACATCGGCAGGATTAACACTGGCAATTCCATACTTTGAGTCACTTGGATTGAACTTCATTTTCTTTACAATCTCACTCGCACTCTTTGCTTTTGTTCTACGAGGAGCACGGGATTGTTTCTTTTCAGCACGAATAATTTCCATTGCTTGAAAAATACGCTTATGAAATTCGTATAGTTCTTTTTGTTGCGACTTATTTAGATGATTGTATCCTTCCTGTAGTTGTTTTTCCATTTCAGTTAATTTTGTTTTAGGAAGATTTGCAAGTTCTTCAAGTTCTTCGAGTGGACCCTCATACCATTTTGTAATCCAACGAGTGTGTCCAAGGTTGATTTCATTCTTACGGAAACTTTCTAGTGGCATTTTGTTTTTAAGAGAATTCTTTTTTGGGTCACGAAGGAAGTCATCTACCCATTCATCAATTTCAGAAGTTTTTTCCTCTGCTGCCTCCATCAATCGTTCTTGGATATTGGGAACATAAACATTCTTTTTCTTTTTATCTTCTGCTTTTTTTTCAGCAACAACAGTTTTTCCTTCTTCAATGAGACGTTCAATAAATTTATTGAAACTTTTTCTGTAGTCATCTGGAATAAGATTTTCGTTTTCTTCCAACAGATAAGCAACGGTTGCCCAATGACTTCCATTGAGTTTCCAATCGGGCAATTTATTAATGGTAGTTTGCTCTGCTTTCTTTAAGTTCTTTTTGATATATGATTTTATAGTAGTAATCCATTCTCTGGATTCTACTTCATAATGAACATAGTGCTTTGCGTGATTAAATGATTTTGTGGGCGTTGCCGCCATGCCTGTAACCCTGCGACTAGCACGTGGTTTACGTTTAGTTGCTGCTTTTGCCATTGTAAATGCTCCGATTCGCTTTTTTACTACTTATAATACAACATCAGAATATAGTTGTCAAGTCGATAAATATATGTATGCCACGTTTAACACTTTATAAACCGACCAAAACCAACGATTTCAATTTCATGGATAGACAAATCCGTGAGCAATTTAGTATTGGAGGGACTGGTGTCAATGTTCACAAGTATGTTGGGATTGCCGCACAACCCGACAAGAATGACCCTACCCAACCTACTTACTATGATGGTCGCGAAGTTGATCCAATAACAGGCGAGTTTATTAACACAGATGGTATCATAAACGAAACAAATATACAAGACTTGTTGTTACTAGAAAATCGTGACCGCAAGTATGACCCCGATATCTATGATATGCGTGGGATTTACAATGTTGCCGATACAGACTTTGACCTTACACAGTTTGGTATGTTCAACACAGGCGACCAGTTTTATATGACATTTCACATTAACGAAATGGTTGAAATACTTGGTCGTAAATTATTGGCAGGTGACGTATTAGAACTTCCACATCTTCGTGATGATTTACTTCTAGATGCTGATGCTACGCCAATAAAGAAATATTATGTAGTAACAGATGCCAATCGTGGGGCAGAAGGGTTTTCACAAACTTGGTATCCACATATCTGGCGTGTAAAACTATCACCAATCAATGATAGTCAAGAATACTACGATATTCTTGGTAATGCAAACAACAGTGAATCATTGAAAAATGACCTTAGTGTTTATAAAAGTGAATTCAATATTAGTGATGCTATTGTTGAGAGTGCCGCACAAGAAGACCCAGATGGCACAATGTTAACCGACCATCTTTATGATTTCAATCACGCAACCGCAGGTGGAGTAGTAGTTGACAACAGCAGTTGGAATTACGGAGAAACTATTCCATCAGGCACTGAATTTCCATCAAGTCCATATGAAGGTCAATATTTTATTAGAACCGATTTTGAACCAAACAGACTTTTTGTTAGACGTGGTAGTCGTTGGCAAAGACGATACGATAATATAAATGACAAAACTTGGAGTGACAGAACTTACAACGCAAGCACATATATCGACAATGAAGAAAAAACTACAATCGTAGACAATGTAGAATTTGACGAGAAGCAAGCATTAAGTGATGTAATTCTCCCAAAGGCAGATAACGAATGACAAACATAACAACCGTTCCATATTTTTATGACAAGCAATTTAGACGATATATTCAACAATTTATCCGTCTGTTTAGTGGTTTTCAATTTCAAATAGCAACAGACACTGACGGAAATCCTGTTTATCAAACTGTTCCTGTTCGTTATGGGGATAGTAATCGCATGGCAAATCATATTCTAAAACAAAATAGTGAAAACAAAGCACTGTCTGTTCCTATGATTAGTTGTTATATCACAGGTTTAAATATTGACCCAGGATTGAGAACATATCCGCAATTCGAAGATAAATTAAAAGTATTTGAAAAAAAATATAACGAAGAGACAGGCGAATATGAAAATGAGGTAGGAAATGCGTACACCGTAGAAAGATATCAACCTGTACCTTATCGTTTACAAATGAATTGTGATATTTGGACTTCAAACACTGAACAAAAACTTCAATT